ATTACTTGCAGGAGATGCGAAGCGTTCACGATCTACACAAGTACAGATTGGTCCATCAGAGGTAGGTGGCTGTCGGCGTAAGGTGTGGTACCGACTAAACGATCAACCTGAAACTAATGACAATGAATTAAAGCTCGCTGCGATAATGGGTACTGCTATCCACGCAGAAATTGAAAGAGCACTAGCAGATAATCCAGATGTGCTGATTGAAACAGAAGTTGAATACAACGGAATGAAAGCACACATTGACTGTTTCGTACCTGGTACTGGTGATGTGATTGACTGGAAGACAAGTAAGGTCCGGAACCTTTCTTACTTTCCAACCAATCAACAACGGTGGCAGGTGCAGCTATACGGCTACCTCCTAGCTAAGAACGGCTATGCGGTCAACCGAGTGTCACTGGTAGCAATTGCCAGGGACGGGGACGAAAGAGATGTCAAGGTTCACACCGAAGACTACAATGAGTCCATTGCACTAGAAGCACTCGGTTGGCTAGCAGCTGTTAAAGAAGCTAAGGAAGCACCAGCACCAGAGAAGGATGCAAGTTACTGTCAGTTCTACTGTAAGTACTATGACGCAAGTGGGCAGATGGGATGCGTTGGTCTAAAAAAAGAACGTATACCAGTCAGTGATGTAATCATTGCTGATGTAGACATTGACAAGAATGCACTGTTGTACTTACAGTTAGCAGGAAAGATTAAAGAGTTAGAGACACAACAAGATTCTTTGAAGGCATCCTTTGAAGGAGTAATGGGTACTACTAATTCAGGTATAGAACTAAGTTGGACAACTGTTAAAGGGCGCGAGTCAGTTGACAGTGACGAGGTAGAAAAACTATTAGGGTTTGTCCCTAAGAAGGTAGGAGCTGAGAGTCAGCGACTAACCGTAAAGCAAAGTGGAGGCAAGTAAATGGCTACAGAAGGAACTAAGTATCAGATCAACTACAAGTTGAACGACGGAACACTCATCAATCTTTACGCAGCAACAGTACAAGAATTAGAATCAGGTCTTGCAGATCTTGCAATGAACGCAATGAACATCCGTGCAACTGGAGCAGAGTTATCAGGTGGAGCACCAGCACCAACAGTTGCAGCAGTAGCGCAGTCTTTCAATGCAACACCAGTAGTTGCTGCTAAGGAACCTAACTACAATACACAACCAGTAGCTAATACCTGCCGTCACGGTGCAATGACACTACGTTCAGGTGTAGGACAAAAGGGTCCGTGGTCAGGTTATATGTGTGCAGCACCCAAGGGTGCGCCAGATAAGTGCGACACTATCTGGGTTCGATAGCAAGTGCGGGAGCCAAGTCAATACGAAGCTCCTAGTTGTGCAACAATCGGTGGTGACTTCTGGTTTCCTGATAAAGAACAGGAATCAATAAGTTTTGCCGAGGCCCAGTATGCAAAATCAATTTGTATGCGTTGCCCCCACCGCAAAGAATGTGCTGAGTGGGGAATACGCAAAGAGAACTTTGGTATATGGGGTGGACTCTCTCCAAGAGAACGCTTCCGTATTCGCCAACAACGAGGCATTAGATTAAATCAGGAGGACGGCGTTGCTTAATCTTTCCCGCGCTTGGAGTGGAGTGCTTACCAAAGCAACACCACTACCTGATGTATGGGATGGGTTAAAGGCAGAAGGTATTAAGTTTCGCAGAGGCCAAGTATGTATGGTAGCTGCTGCACCTAATGCTGGTAAGTCTATGTTCGCTCTGGTCTATGCAATCAAAGCCAAAGTTCCTACACTTTTCTTCTCCGCAGATACTGATACCACTACTGTAATGATGAGGTCTGTATCGCATTTATCTGGTCACTCACAAGTGACAGTAGAGGCAAACCTTTCAGACAATAGCCAGTACTACAATGCACACTTAGATAAAGTTTCACACATCAAGTGGGTCTTTGATTCATCTCCAAACATTGACGACTTGGAGTTAGAGATCAGGGCCTACGTTGAACTCTTTGGACAGCCACCTGAGTTGATTGTCATTGATAACTTAATGAACATAACCGCTGAGACGGACAACGAGTGGGCTGGACTGAGAGCAATTATGATGGAACTACACGATATGGCACGCAAGACTGAAGCCTGTGTAGTAGTGCTCCACCACGTATCAGAACAGTCAGAGTATGGTTCACCTTCTGAACCACCTCATCGCAGAGCAATTCACGGAAAGGTCAGTCAGTTACCTGCACTGATACTTACATTGGGATACGATCCAGGACAGGCAACCTTGAAGGTTGCAGCAGTTAAGAATAGGTTTGGGCCACACCAACCAGACGGAAAGAAATACGTACAGCTACTGGTAAACTACGCAGCAGTACAGATCTCAGACCAAAATGAATTTGGTTGGATGTTACGAAGAGATGCTATGAGTGGATACCAAGGAGGAATAAATGTCTGAACAGTTATCAAATAAGTACAGAGATAATCTAAGGATTGATGCAGTGCGTGATGCTAGTAATGCACTGCGTTCAGAACTAGATGCCATCAAGGTAGACCTAACCAACTTCGTTGGTGCGCTGCTGCAATCTGGTGTTGTCGAATTAGTTAAAGATGAAGAAGGCAACGTCATCTATAAGATCAACAAGGTTGTATTGGTAGATGAGTCAGTACAACAAAACTAAAGGTTCTCAGTTTGAGACAGATGTAATGAAGTGGCTCCGCAAGGCCGGTGTCATTGCAGAGCGTCTGACTAAAGCTGGGGCAAAGGATGAGGGCGACATCGTTACTGTTATCGCGGGAGAAACCTATATCCTTGAACTCAAGAACAGGCAGACCCTTTCGCTGCCTGAGTTCTGGAGAGAAGCGCAAGTTGAGGCGCTTAACTTTGCTAAGGCAAGAGGTCTTGGGGAAGTCCCACTGTCTTATGTAATAGTTAAGCGTCGCAACGCATCAATAGATCAAGCCTGGGTCATTCAGGACCTAGCACAATGGTTAAAGGAGAAACAGTAATGCCAGTTCCAGGTGGAGAAATAACAACAACAGAGATACTTGTACCAGAAGTTGTACCAGTTGAGGAAGTAAAAGAAGATGAAGATAATTAGAGAGCCAATTCATTTCCACGGTCAAACTGGATTTAGTGCGAAGCTAATGGAATGGGATATGTCTGACTATATGTTTAATATACAAGCATTTGGTAGAGACTTTGGTTGGAGAATATATAAAGGGAACCCTACTCCAGTAGAGATTCTTGAATGGGAGTCAGGCTTTCAGGATGATGTTATTGCGGAGGATATATGATCTGTCAGAACTGTCATAAGGCAGGAGAAGAGAACACTCTTACTCACTACAAGCGTTCAGCGCAATGGCACGATAAGTGTGATGACAAGGGGTGTGTATGCCAGCACAAGACTGGTCCAGGGTACGTAAAGCGGGCAGATACAAAGGTGCCATTGATGCAAACACAATCCCCATAGTTCCCATTGTCCAGCACTTCGGCGGTGAAGTAAGAGAGGGTAAGAGCGCATCAGTTAGATGCTGCCTACATAGCGACAGTCGCAGGTCTGCTGTTATGAATACCTACGACAACCTGTACTTCTGTCACACCTGCGGTAAGGGTGGCAATGCAGCTAACTTAGTGTGCATACTAGAGAACTTGGAGTTTAACGATGGCCTCAAACGTGCAGTCGAAATTGCTACTGGAAGCGGCGCAACAATACGCTCAGGCAATAAGTCCCGAAGCACTGGCCGTACTAAACGCACGTGGGATCTCTGAAGAGACAGCAGGACTGTTCCAATTAGGAACTATTACTAATCCAATCAATGGTCACGAGATGTATGAAGGGTGGCTATCTATTCCCTACCTTACTGCCTCCGGTAGTTGTGTTGGGTTTAAGTTTAGACGATTAGATGATGCCAAACCTAAGTATGGATCTCCTACTGGGCAGAAGGCACATCTGTATAATGTTTGTGACATCACTCTTGACTCACCACACATCGTTGTATGTGAAGGTGAACTAGATGCGATAGTCACTAGCGGAGAGCTTGGGATACCAGCAGTGGGAGTACCAGGTGTTGCAGCCTGGAAGCCACACTTTCCTAAGCTCTTTGCAGGGTATGAAACTATCTTTGTTGTCGGTGACAATGATGTTAAAGAGGATGGTTCTAATCCTGGAGCTGAGTTTGCTAAGCGCGTGGCGAATGAGGTAATGAACTCACAGATTGTTACACTACCACCAGGTATGGACATCAATGATTATTACTTAGCCAATGGTATTGATGCCACGCGGAAGTTACTGATAGGGGAGTCGAATGTATGACAATGACAGAGAACGAGTGGGTCATAATGTTACAGACTTTGCAGCATATGGGCTTTCACATTTTGCAGCAGGACAGGCAGACGCAACTAATACTCATACGCCCACAACCAACCCGTTAGTAGATCACGCTGCCGTTACTGGCTATCGTGGCATAGGTGTTGCAACTGAGGACTTAACATCTTTCATTGAGTCCTTTGCATCCCTTCGTGCTTCCCGTGTCAAAGGTGTAGGCCACGAGCAATACTCACACGCAAAAGGACAGAAGTTTGAGTCCTTTACTACATCAGACACCATCAGAGAATTGATTGAAGAGTTAGCAGATGCTAGCAATTACATTGACTTCCTTGCAATCAAGCTGCTGAACATACAGCACACTATAGATAGGGTGTTACCAGACTGTGACTGAACTGCATCCAGTAATCTATGACCTAGTACCTAGCGTTGCTAACACTATCCACCGCAGGTATAAGAACCACGTTGAGCGTGATGACATCAAGCAAGAGTTGATGGCGTGGGCTATGACTAGAGTAGAAGATCACACCATTGATCTAATGGAACCTATTGAAGAGCGACGCAGACACAACGAGCAGCGTATTGCGTGGCAGATGAAGCGTGCAGGTGAACGCTATGCACGCAAGGAAAAGGCTGCTAAGTCTGGCTATCAAACTAATGATGAAGCCTACTACGAGTCAGCTACGCTTGGTCAGTTACTACCCTTTGTTATTGCATCAGTCATAGATGGCACAGTATTAGAGCAAGCGCAAGAGATGATCTCAGATGGGCAGCCTAAAGGTTCATCCTCTCCAGCAGAAGGTGGCAACCTGCTTGCTAACCTTATAGACATCAAGAAGGGCTACCTCAAACTAGAACAAGATGACCAGGCTATCTTGCGTATGCGCCATCACGAGAGCTTTACCCTGCAACAGATAGCAGGTGTATTAGAGTGCGCTATCTCTACTGCTGATCGTAGGTGTGCTCAGTCCCTGCGTAGGTTGCAGGATAATCTAGGTGGGGTGTCACCTTGGGCTTAGTGTGTAAAACTTGTAACCTAGATAAGCCAGAGACTAGTTTTACTGATAATGCTAACGCTCCTGGTAAAAGAGTGCATTGTAAGGATTGTCGTGCAACAAAAGCCAGAAAACATAGAGTAGATTTCCCTGAAATATACAGGGGTTATGAGTACAAAAAGAAATACAAGATAACAATAGAAATTTTTAATGAAGTTCTTGAGAAGCAAAATGGTGTATGTGCTATATGTGGTGGCGTTAATTCAGATAGACCGCTTGCTGTAGACCACGATCATTCTTGTTGTCCTGGTGAATCTACTTGTGGCAAATGTTTAAGAGGATTGCTATGCGGTAGATGCAATACAGCGTTGGGTTCTTTTCGTGATGACATTGAGATACTTAAGTCTGCTGTTCAATACATTGAGAACGTGAAAGGCAGTCCCTGGCAATGAACGAAGAGTTATTATTTGCCTTCTTGCGTGAGGGTTTATACCCTGATCTAGTAAAGAGTGAGGGCATCTTCGATGCCTATGACTGTATCTCCAAGCAAGCAGGACACTACATAGAATTAAAGTGCAGGGCTACACACTATGACACCCTGTTGATTGAAGAGATGAAGTATCGCAAGCTCATCACCCAAGCAGCAGAGCGTGACCTCGTTCCCTTCTACATCAACTCTACTCCGCTTGGTATCTTCTCCTTTGATTTAATGGATTTGCCGGAGCCAGTATGGTTTAATCACCAGATGCCAGCGAGTACAGAGTTTGATCGTGTTGAGAAGGTTGAGAAGTTAGTGGGTTATCTACCGATAGATGAGGCGGTGCAACTCTAATGCAGTACGACTATCGTTGCCCTGATTGCAACACAGAATTAACTATTGAACGCAGTATCCACCAGAACCCACGTGAGCCGTCCTGCTTTGACTGTCACATACCAATGGTACGTAAATGGGACTCACCTGGTATTACCTTCAAAGGTAAAGGCTTCTACTCCAACGGAGGGTAAAGCAAAACCCCACCAGCGAACGGGCTGATGAGGCTTTGTTGCTAGGCGGAAAGGGTTAGAAACACCCAGCAAGGTTAGTAAATAATTGCTTACCTATAGTGTAAGTATACACAGGTGGGATAGCTTCTACTAATTCACCCCAAATCATCCAGCCAATACCCATTGCTTCACGTGCTTGCTCTATTGTCTTTGCAGTGTGCCCCCCCCCCGGAATTTCATCACGCATAGATCCGTAGATACCGACTGGCTTTCCCTGCTTCTTGTGGTCACATACTGAACCTGTTAGTTGCACACTGGACTCAAAGAGTCTATGTCTGCGTACTTTTAACCCAAAGGATGAACCACAAAACTGTACCGGGTTAATCAATGGCGCACCTGGAACATTTTCTATTACATAAGGCACACCACTGGCAACAAGACTCTCCCTCGTCTGAGGGATAAGGTCTACTTTGTCGGTGCTTTTACCTTGTGCATTACGCAAGTGCTTAGTTGCACTATGCGTTTGACACGGTGGGCTAGCTGCGATCACGTCAAAGGTACGCAAGTAATCTAGGTCTTGCAGTATCTCCAAGCAATCTGCTTGTATGAAAGTAAAGGGATAACGCTTCTGCTTCTTGATGTCAATGCCTATTACCTCAAAGCCAGCATCAACGTAGCCCTTGCTCGCTCCTCCTGCCTTACAGTAAAGGTCAAGGAGTTTCATCAGTACCAACCTCTTCGATTTGAGTGTCGCAGACTGCTGCAAAAACTTCCTCCATAGCGGTGTTCAACGTATCGTACAGCGTGAAGGATTTGTAGTTCAGGCTCTCCACTACGCTCTCCAAGCAGTTGAGCAATTCCGTAAGCACTTGATCGTTTGTTCTTTGCGAGGTGGTCAAACCTGCTCTCACCGGTCCAAAGAGTGATGGCACATTTGATTTGGCTATCGTTGTATCCGAGTGCGTTGAGGAAACTAATTGTAAGTGCCTTGTTCTCACGCTTCTCCTCCATTGTAGCTTTCGTCCGCGCTTTCATAATCGGTACGTCCTGCGACATCTGGGACGGCGTTCGCACGTGTATGGACAGCAATAGTAAGCCTACTATCGCCAGTAATAATCCAACTCTTGCCCTCTTGCTCATCAAAACTCCTTTGTTCATCAAGCAACTGCTTGTATGTGTCTGGGTATAAGTGTGCTAGACGCACGAGTGCCTTGTCTCTTGCCCTTCTATAGTTACGGTAGTGGATAGATTGTTTCCCACTTACTTCTTTACTCTCCATTGATCTTGTCCTCCCACACTATAAGCCCATAGACTACCAGCATTACTACGATTAGACCTAACACTAGGCTCATAAGCTCGCTGCTCTTACTATCTCGGTGATGTCTAGGGTCTGCCCTACTAGATGAGCGTCCTCCTCATCACTATCCCAAGCAGATACTAGCACTCGTGAGCCGGAGGGAGCACGAGATAGCCATTCGATAGCGTGCTCAGCGTTTGCCCCTCCCCACTCATTCTCTCCGTCGGGTGTCAAGACTTCATAAAACAAGATTAAGTCTGACTTTGGTGGGTGTATTGTGTAGATGTTACTTGGTGGGTCACCCAAGAATGGTTCCCCGTTACTATCAAAGCGTAATACTCTACCGTCATTCATTCACGTTCTCCTTTACATTGCCATACACCAAGGCGCTTTGCCTTGGCTTGTTTTGTGTACTTCATAATTAAATCTGCATACTTACCTTTTGCTCCATTAAAGAACATAGGCTTGGCGTATCCTCTGCGTACTAGTTCAAGGCTTAGGTTCTGCTTTCCCTTGAATACATAGCGCAAGCTACGCCCATACTTGTCACTCTTATCTAGGCTTGGGTCTGCCCTTAGCGTAAGGCTTGCTCTCTTACTCAAAAACTTCTCCGTAAATTGCCTTGCTTGGTCTGCGTAGCACTCACCCAGTTCAGGTGTGTTTACTTGCAATACCCTTATGTGCTTATCGTTGATAACTATTGTGTCTCCGTCTATGACATAAGGTGTCGTTGCGTATAAAGCAATTGCTAATAAAAGCATTACTCATTATCTCCCTCGTCTATTCCAAATAGGCGAGCCATTGCACTATTCGCACGCTCCAAGTTCTTGATCGCCAAAGCTATCTCCTCCTCCTTGATGTTCTTCTCAGCTTGATCTAGGCATAGATTAAACTTAGCCCGTAGGTATTCCTCATTCATTGCTCTCCCTCCCTAGCTGATACGCACGCTCACACGTGCTGCATAGATTACGTTCATTTAATTCACTAGCTTCCCAACCACAATTAACGCATACTGGGTCAATCATTATTCTCTCCCTTTAAGTGGCAAGGACAAGAGCAAGCGTAAGTATCTTGCACGTTATCCTCGCATAACTGGTGTCTATCTTGTACGCAACTACTATTCATTACCCTCTCCCTATCTTGTAACCTAATAAATAATTGTAGGTAGCGCATACACAATGATCCTGTAAGTAGTCCTGCGCCTTGTCATAGGCATTACCAGTTAATAACACACCAGCTTTACCCATAAGATCCTCTAAATCCTGCAACTCGCAACTAATCATTACTCTCTCCCTCGCTTGCTCCTAGTGGACCAGGACACTCCTCGTCCACGTGCCAATCGTATTTCTCCGGGTGAAAGTACTCATTGCACCCTTTACAGCGCCAGTAACTAGGCTCCTCCGATATCGGATCATTAAGTCTAGGCTCGCTCATTACGCTACCTCCCCATAACCTATAATTGTCCACGCACTATTAAGTATCGCGTTTTGCCACTCTCCACAGTGCTCGCAAGAATAGTCTGCATTGATAGCCGATAGCACTAACCCGCGTAGCCCGCAATATCTACACTTATCCATTACTTACCCTCTCCCTCGCACGTTAATAGATTTTCACACCATTCATAGCCGGTGCCAGTCCATAAAAGGTGAGATGAAATCTCCCATAGTCCCCAAATAGATAGCCCAATTAAGATCCCAGCTACTAACCAACCTCTAGGCGTTAGGTATTTCATTATTCTCCCTCTCTCTCTGTCATAGTAAGAATGTACCCACGATCTAAGCCTTCTATGTAGGAGTCCAACACCGCTAGTGTCGTCTCCTTATCCCATTGTTTAGGCATTGTTATAGTTACGCTCACGCTTCTACCTCTTGTCCAAATTTTACATTTTTGTAACAAGAAGCGTAGTAGGCAACCTCTCCCACTTGATCGCAATAAACACCTTCAACGCGACCTAATATCTTGATTTCTTTGGCACTCTGTCCTTTAGGTCTACGCTTTAACACTCTCTCGACGGTATAGGTATCGTCCCAGGCTAGTGTGATCCTTACCCAATATCCGGCAGATACTGGCAGCTCAACCTCTACACACTCGCCCTCCGGCTTATACACACCTACACGCCCGCCGGATATAGCTCCGACGTTACGTATTCCGATCTGTTGAATGAGAGTATCCTCATCAAACGGACGTCCGTATTCTCTTTCCATTGTCTAACCCTTTCTCTAGTGGAGATCTAGTATCTCCCCACCGCCTACCCTTAACGGATAGGCGATAGGCAAACACTAGGCAGCTTCTATTGTCTGGCACTCTCTCGCGCCCGCTTCTCCTTCTGCTAATAAATAGGCGATCTGCTGCGCTGCTTGTTCAATAGCTCGCTCGTGTTGATCTTGTAACGCCTTGAAAGAATAACGCGCCACCGGCTCGCTTAGCACTCTCTTGTTATAGTCTCGATACATCATAAAGGTCTCCATAGTAAAGATCCCACTAATGCTGGTTATACATTCTGAAAGTATTGTGTGTATAACCTTGCTAGTGGATGAATGGTAGGTGGATAATTTCACGCGATAATTATTCTCTAGCGTGTAGGTGCTGACTATCTTTCTGCCTTGTTCATTGATGATCTTGTCTTGCTTCATTACATAACCCTTTCTATAGTTAGCTCCTAGTGAGCTACCATAGGAGAGAGGATACACGTACTCTCCCCTATAGTAAAGCACTAGATGTAATCTTTCACCGTGTCTAATACCTGGCTATAAGTAAAGTCTCCGGATCTATAGCTGCGGATAACACGCTGCAGATCCTCCTCCTCTCCTACAGTCTCCGTCAATAACGCCGGATTTACTAGTAATTCTCCGGCTAGGCATTGAATAAGTGTAACCGCGCTCATAATAGACACTATGCGCTCACTTTCTCATCATTGAAGCCTATGCCGTACTTTTCTAGTTCCTTCCACGCTGCCAGGATCCGCTTCTGCTGCGCGAGAGTCAATTCTGCGTTAATGATCTCGACACCTTGCTTCATAACCTTAACTAGTGATCGCGCCATTATGCCACCGCCAGCTCACGCGCCAGCTTAGGAGAAGTCTCGCTAATCTCCTCCGTGTCGGTTATGTCGAACACGTAACGCCAGGTAAAGCGCAGATCTCCGTCGTCGTCTGCGCCGATAGGCACTAGAATAGCTGCGCCGCGTGATCCTTTCTTTACGCTTCTGCCAGCTTCTCGCCACGCGTGGAAGCCAGCGCACTGTGTCGCGCTAGGCTTCTGCAGAATAATCATCAATGCGTTATTAGGTGAGAAACTATCTAGTAAGTTACTAGGTGGCGTGATACCTTGATCCTTTAATGCTTCTACGCCGGCGCGTAGGTTAGCGATAAAGTCTGCTTTATCTTGCTTAGATCTTGTCATTATCTTAACCCTTTATCTAGTGGAATTGTAGGTGAGCTCCACTAGGTAAAAGATATATGCGTGACTATACCGTGTCAATACTATCTGGCATATTATTAGATAACAATATGGTAACAATTAGATAAGGTTATGCCTAGACATATGGCGCGAATATGTCTAAGGGTTAGCGGGTAAGGGTAGGCGATTAGGTCACGTGAATATTGTGCAAGGGTTAGCAGCTGCAAGGTTATCGGTACCGGATCTCATTACTTAATTAGAAAGAGTTTAAGGGTTAGGGTAGCCGGGACGGTAGTCTGCCCCTCCCGCTTTACCAAAACCATAGACATACAGCCTGCAACTGTCTAACCCTTAGCCGTACGGTTAGGCTACAGCGCAGCAACGACGACCCCCCATTGCTTAATTATGCGGGCAGGGGTCACGTACACCCCAACAAAATATATTTGCTAAAGTTAAAGCTGTAATATGGCTCTGACCTGCGGTTATATATACTGTGATGAAGGTCACATTGTAAAAACGGGAAATGCGTTAAATTTCCTGCCTTATATATAGTAAGGGGTTTTAATAGGAAAAGCCCTGAGCTGCTACGGTATGGCCTCTAGCGAGGCCCCTAGGCCGAGTACTAACTTACCCCTCAGTTCGCTGTAGCTCCTTCGGGCGTCAAGCCCG